ATATCACTAAAGACAAAGACAAAAAAGGATTAAAAGATAATAGTAAATCTGGAAAATATTTGATAAGTAAATTAAAGCATTCATTAGAAGGTGTAAAAGGTCTTACTGGATTAGAACTACTAAGAGATTCTTATGGAGTAGCAAGATGAAGCACAAATCAATTCAAGATCACATAGAACAGGACATCAAACAACTTTCAGATCCATTAATAAATTCTCAACGAAAAAGGCATCTTGAAAGTGAGTTGGATGAACTTAATAGATATAGAATGAGCCATCCAAATGATGACTATGATCCAACCCCTCTTGAATTATTTTGTAATGACAATCCAAATTCTCCAGAATGTAAGATCTACGACCTCTGATGTTATTAGAACAAAGTTTAGTTAATCCAAATTTTATTGGTAAAGATTCTTTTAGGTGGTTTGTTGGACAAGTCACTAAATTTAAAAATACCGATAATGGATACAAAGTAAAGGTTAGAATTATTGGATATCATCCTGATGCTGCTAGTCTAGTTAGGGATGAAGATCTTCCTTGGGCTCATGTATTAGTGCCTTTGAATATGGGTGCTGGTGAAGGTGGTACTGGAGTGAGTTTTAATCCAAGAGGATCCGAAACTGTAATTGGATTTTTTGCAGATGGCGAGGATGGACAACAACCAGTTGTAATAGGTGCTCTTTTTTCTGGAGCAAATATAGTACATCCAAACTCTTGGGATAAAGGCACTAATGGATTCAATCCATTTAGATCACAACCAGCATCTCAGGCAAATCAAAGTAATATTGTAGCAGAAACTGGAAAACCTCCAGGTGATAGTGGAACTATTCCAAATGCAGATGGCACTATTACAGATAAAGATGGAAAAAATAAAGAAACTCAAAGACAAAAAACAGCAGCATCTAATGAAAATCAAGTAGTAACTATAGTTCCTTCATGTAAAAGCAGTAATGATATTTTTTCAAAAATAGCACAAGCTTTAAGAAAATTTGTAAAGTTACTAAACACTGTTACCAATATTACTGACACTTATATAAATCCAGTTCTTAATTATATTCAAGATATCCCAACTTTAATATCAGACATAGCAGTTGCAGTCTCTGATGGAATTTCTGAGTACATTAAAATAACAAGAGACACTATAATTGCAGAAATATATGATAAGCTAAAGGGAATTATAGAGGGGTTTCTTCCTAAAGATTTAATATTAATTAAAAAAATAGGCACTGATAAAATCGTAGATGGAATTTGGTGCCTTTTTCAAAAGATTTTAAAAAAATTATTTAAATTTGTATTTAATTTTCTCTTTGAAATGGTTGGAAAAGTTGTATCTATTCCACTTTGTGCGGCAGAAAGTTTCATTGGTAGTATTATGCAAGCTCTTGCCAATGAAATTGAAGAGGCTATAGGTCCAGCATTAAAAGAAGTTACTTCAATTCTTGGTGGAGGAATTGGAACAATTACCTCATACATTGCCAAAGCAATAGGGTATGCAAGACTAGCACTATCATTCTTAACTTGTGAAAATGCTGAGTGTGAGGCAGTGTTTGATTATGAAATGAACAAAGGGTATGTTCCAAAAGGAGATGCTAATTTTCAGAAAATTTTAGATTATAGACCTGCTCAAGGTGTTAGGAATTTATTTAATGATGGGGCAAATCAAGCTAAAGGTTGGTTAGGTTCTGTAGGAATAGGTGAAGGAGTTACTACAGCATCAACTGGAGAATTAATTCCAGGATTGGGGTTTGGATTAAACAATGCTTTAGGGTTTGGTGGTGGATGTGATGCTTCTGTTCTAGATTGTGGATTCCCTAAAGTTACTATATTTGGTGGGGGTGGAAGTGGTGCTTCTGGAAGTGCTATTGTAGATGTTTTTGGACAGATTCTTGGGGTTAATATTTCAGATCCAGGTTCTGGATATACATCAGATCCATATGTTTCTATAGATGATGATTGTGAGAATGGAGTTGGGGCTAGAGCATATACATCTTTAACTCCTTTTGGGTCTCTTAATAATGTTATAATCACTTATCCAGGATCTGGATATATAGGTCCTACAGGAACTGGTACTGGAACTGGAGGAACTGGTACTGGAACTGGAGGAACTGGAACTGGAGGAACTGGTACTGGAGGAACTGGTACTGGTACTGGTACTGGAGGAACTGGTACTGGTACTGGTACTGGAGGAACTGGTACTGGTACTGGTACTGGAGGAACTGGTACTGGTACTGGTACTGGAGGAACTGGTACTGGTACTGGTACTGGAGGAACTGGTACTGGAACACAAGATCCTTGTGATGTAAATCCAATTGATGAAAATGGAAATGAAGTTGTTGGATTTATTAAAGATGTTATAATTTTAAATACAGGAATTTCTTACAAGTCTACAGATAAAATAGTAAATGCAACTTGCAATACAGATGTAGAAATTTATCCTAAAGTAGATCCTGATGGAAGAATAATAGGAGTCAACATAGTAAATCCTGGAACTGCAATTAGAGTATATCCAGAATTAGTAATAAATACTGAGGATGGATTTGGAGCATCCTTACTTCCTATTTTAGGATTTAACCCTGTAGATAAAACAGTTTCTTCAGAAACTGATAGACAAAAAGTTGAAAGAGTAATTCTTTGTGCAGAAGAACATGAGTGAACCACAACCAGGATATGTATTTAATGATTCTAGATTTGGATCTTTGTTTATTGGATCGGACAAAGGTACAAAAGTAAAAAGACCTAGACAAGTAGAACTTCATTCAGCATCAAATGCGCATTTAAAATTATTTGATGATGGTGGATTTGAGTTGACTAGTAATCCTACAGGAAGAGAATGTGATAATATTAATAGCAATTCTAAAGAAGGATTAAATATTCAAGGAAATAATATTAGAATTGATGCTAGAAATGGAGAACTTACATTAGCAGCAAGAGTCATTAGACTTGAATCTTCTGCTAGTGATAAAACTTTAGTCTTTAGATCTTCTAATAACATTGAAATAGAAGCAGGAGATACAGTAAGAATATGTGCTGCTAACATTGCAATTGGAGCTAAAAATAAATTGATAATTTCAAGTAAAGGTCCTACATATATTAGAGGTACTGGTGGTGTTACCATTATAGAACCTAGAGGTAAATTAATCCCAACAAATCTTAATGATTTAGTAGAAAAAATCATAGAAACTATCTTACCAGATGCTGGTTGTTAATTATGGCATTCATTAATACTATAGAAACAGAAGGAATTCAAGTTGGATTAGCAGGAGCAGCTCCATTAGCTTCTGTTGATGTTTGGCAAAGTCTTGATCCAACTAGACCTTTTGCATTTCAAACTACAGGAGTCAGTAATTTAAATGGATTAACTAATCAACTTGGTGTTCATAATGCATTTTCTGTTTCTAATGCTTTTGGATCTCATTTAAAATTTGGAATTAGTCAAACTTTTGGTGGAAAATTTGATTTGGGTTTTAAAGTAGATGCTATTAAGAGAAAAAAAGAATCAACACCTAGTTGGACTGCTGCATCTCCATTTGGAAAGTACTTTGGAAAATTAAATGTTATTGGTGGACTGTTTAAAAATGGTGTACCTGTAGAAACAATATCTGATATTAAAGTAAAAACTAATATCAAACCACTTGAAAATAGTTTAGAAAAAGTTTTAAAATTACAAGGTGTAGAATACGATAGGATAGATATTGAGAGACATGAAATTGGAATGATTGCTCAAGAAGTTGAGAAGATTGTTCCAGATCTTGTTCAAGAAGACTCTGAGGGGTTTAAAATTCTTCACTATAAAAATGCAACTGCACTATTAGTAGAAGCAATCAAAGAACAGCAAGAACAAATCAATACCTTGAAGCAGACAGTTCAGGAACTGTCCACTAAGTTGGCAGAGTGCTGTCCTTGATGCTATGATGGTAGGGTAAGCAAGACCAGTACCTACCATGCAGATTGATCGCACTCAACTTGATGAACTCAATGGCATTCTTGAAGATGTTGCCTCCCATTTCTGTGAAGAAAATATGGTGAGTGGAGAAACTTTTTGGACTTGTGTTGAGTGCTTTGCAACTGCTAAAATTGCTGAACTAAAAGGTGAACTTGCTTATGATGGTTGACAAGAAGTTGAGTTTCTAGTATAGTGTTGAGGTGTGAAGGAAGTCGCGCTAAGGCAGTAATCTTTATGGTTATGTAAGTCCTTTGCTAAGCCCGTGTAGTCCAGCGGAAGAGACAGGGACCTTAAAAGTCCTCCAGCGGTGGTTCGAATCCACTCACGGGTATTTTAAAAGTAGACATGTTGAGTTAGACCATATTAATGGAATTCATACTGATAATAGATTAGAAAATTTGAGATTACTTTGTCCCAACTGTCATGCACAAACAGAAACTTACAGAGGTAAAAATAAAAAGACCCAAAACCAAAATTAACTTTTTATTCCAAAAAAGGTGCCTAAAAAATTCCAGGTAAAAAATGCCTGTAGGGTTTTTTACAACCACTGTTCATTTGCAGGGTCTTGAAGAAAACTTATAATTGAATTGCTAGATGCAATTTGTGCATTTAGTTCTTCCTTTGATGCATTAAGTCCATATTTCTTAGTTTCAAACTCACTTCTACTATCTTTTAAAATATTTACTTTTCCAGCTAAAGCATTTCTTTCTGCTTGTAATGTTGCTATTTGAGCATTTAAGTTAGTTTCTGAAGTTGCATATCCAGTACAATTAGTCACTCCAGGGCAAACTGGTAGTGTAGTTCTTGCAACTCCAATATTTGAATAATAATCCCCAATAAAAGATACTCCAAATATACTTTCGGTTCCAATACCAGCATTTCCAGTTGTTAATGTTCCATTAATTTCTTCAAATGGATTTGGAGAAGTGTATGTGTATCCTCTGTAAAGTGCAGTATCTGCATTTACTGTTGTTTTTGGACCATAAACAAATGGGGTGTAAGTTACAGAAGGGGGAGATCCAGATGCAGTAAATCCAGTAAGTCCTCCACACCCACAAGCATTTGCTGCTAATCCAACTTGCAAAAGAGTATTTTGCAATCCTACTATTTTATTATTAATTTCAATTATTTTTTTATCTAATTTTTGAGTTGGACTTGTAAAGTAATCTATACTTTCTTGAACTGCATATAATTTATACTCCCCACCATCTGGAAGTGGGACAGTAAATCCATTCTCTGTGTATGTTACTTGTTCTTTTTGTTTTTCGCTTAAAGAAATCTCTTGTTGATATAACGAAATCAAGGATTCAGTGTTAGTGCTAATTGCCATAAATTACAAAATCTAGATAACAGTATTTATTGATAAATAAGACAGAAGAAAAATAGCAGGATACTCTACAATGCCTTTAGCGA